CCGCTACATGGTAGCCGATAATGAAAACGAAGTCACAGAGTACCTGAAAGCGATAGGTGCGATGTGACATGTCGGCCTATTACAACGAAAACGATCCGTTCGCAGCCCAATGGCTCAAAGAACTTATCCGGGCAGGACTCGTCGCGCCTGGTGAAGTCGATGAACGCTCGATCGTCGATGTCCGCCCCGACGACCTCTGGGGATTCGTCCAGTGCCATTTCTTCGCGGGCATTGGAGGATGGAGTTACGCGCTGCGCCTTGCAGGGTGGCCGGACGATAGACCTGTTTGGACAGGAAGCTGCCCCTGTCAGCCATTCTCGCAAGCGGGCAAGCGGAAGGGCTTTGCCGACGATCGACACCTCTGGCCTGTCTGGTTCGGTCTTATCCGCGACTGTCGCCCTGGAATTATCTTTGGAGAACAGGTTGCGAGCGCGGCTGAATGGCTCGGACTTGTGCGAAGTGACCTGGGTTCCGTGGACTATGTTGTCGGGGCACGTCCTTTCGAGGCCGCGAGCGCGGGTGCGGACCACTTGCGAAACCGATTCTGGGTTGTGGCGTACGATCACCGCGCCCAAGGGCGGCGAGTACAGCGATCCGGCGCGGGCGCGGGCGCGGCTTGCGAGCGGCCATCAGATCAATTTGTCGGACCAGGTGATCACCTCGTACTGGTCGACGTCGAGAGCGACGGACGGAGCGAAGGGCGGCCCGAATATGAAGTTCGGCGCGGGTGGGACGCCCCTGCCCGCGCAAGCCGCGTCGACGGCGACGTGGCCGGCCCCGCGAGCGCAAAGCGCGAATATGAGCGGCCCGTCGCGGACGGGATGCCGGGCGGACATTCAAACGGTCGCGGAGAAATCGACGTGGCCCACCACCACCTGCGTCCACAAGGACGGCGTTTATCAGCCGAAGGTGCCGCTGAACGGCCTGCTCGGCCGGACGGTGTGGCCGACACCGACCAGCCTTGCGGGCGGCTCCGAGACGAGCAACCCGCCGGGGAACTCGCGCAACAACAACAAGATACGCGAGCACGCGATGGCGGCGAATTCGAATGGGTGCTCGGTGCCGACGGAAAAGCGCGGCGCGTTAAACCCGGAATTCGTCTGCTGGTTGATGGGTTTCCCAACCGAGTGGGTATCTTGCGCGGTTTCGGTAACGCGATCGACCCGCGGCCGGCGAAAGAATTTATCTCAGCCTTCATGGAGTGCCAGCCATGATTAAATTTTCTGGCCGCGCCATCCTCGAAGCGGGGGCGGCATGAGCGGGTATTTTGCTGTTGATCGCGGGATTTTTTATCACGAGTTGCTGTCGGGCGAGCCATACAGCAAGCGTGAGGCGTGGCTTTGGCTGATTAGCGAGGCCGCGTGGCAAGATGCCCGTATTCGTCGGGGTCGCACCTTCATAGACCTGAAGCGCGGAGAGCTGGCCCATGCGCTTGAGTTCATGCGCCGCGCTTGGGGGTGGAATACCAAGGGGCGCGTTTCCCGCTTTTTGCGAACTTTAGAGAAAGAGGGAATGATTTTTCTAAAAACGGAACGGGAAACGACACGCATAACTATTTGCAACTACGACGAATATCAATCACCGCGAGACGCGAAACGGAACGCTCGCGGAACGCCGACGGAACGCTCGCGGAACGAACTAGAAGAATTAAATAATATAACCAGTAAACCAAAGAATAGTCCGCGCGAGGAATTGGAAACCGTTCTCGACCGCCCGCATGCTGAGGCGGTCGTCGAACACCGGCAGCGTTTGCGGAAGCCGCTCACGCCGCACGCCGCCCGCTTGCTGGCGGCAAAGCTTGCGCGAGCGCCAGACCCGAACGCCGCCGCCGACACGATGATTGCGAACGGGTGGCAGGGTTTCGAGCCCGAATGGCTGCTGAACCGCACGCGCGCGCATGGGCCGCCGGGCCGAACAATCGTCGATGCAGCGATGGACATGCTTGCGGAGAAAGAACGTGGAAAAACAATCGGTAGTGGCACTAGCAACGTTATTGAACTCATTCCCCCAGCGCGCGGGCAACCATGATCTTTTGCTTCGCACATTTGAGAACGCACTGGATGGGTTCACCGATGAAATAATCTGTGATACCGCCCGTAAATTCGTCTGCGGTCTGGTCGAGGGGCAAAGCCTGACGTTCGCTCCTTCGGTTGCGGAATTCGTGAAGGCTGCGCGCGATTTAATCGAGGTCAGGAAGGCGGGGACGCTGACATATCGGGGCGAGGAACTGCCGCGCGAGCCTATCAACGCAAAGATCGCGAGAGTCCGCGCGCAATACGCAAATCGCCAGCTAATTCAAGACGGCATTTCGTTTGATAAATGGCTGGAGTTTTCGCGGAAGAAAAACCTTCCCCCAAATTGCGAATTTGTCGCGTTGCTCGGTGCGATTTACGCAGCCTAGAAGGAGCTTTCTTTGACACCACGAGAACTCATGCCCCATGTTCGTGAGTTGCTGCGTAGAGCTATTTTGACTTTGGCGGCCGTCCCTGCGCCGCGAGGGCCGGAGCCCGCAAGAAATCCCCTTGCTGGCGTTATGGTGCGAGACGCAATTGAGGCTTATGGGTATCAACCGCCCGCAGCTCGCCGTTTTCAGCCCGAACCGAGAGACGTTTCAATCTACCTTGACGTTCTTGACCTCCTGTCCTGGTATCAGAGGGAACATGGAATCGAGAAGGTGAGGGTGTTTGTTTCGTGGGCCTTTGAACTTCCTATGTACTTGATCCAGCATCAAATTAAGCGTGGGGACGACACCGTGAAACGCTGGCGTGACGCGGTTGCACTGACAATTGCGGAGGCCCATGGGGACAAAATAAAAAAATTGCTGGGTGGGGCTTGCGCCGAATGCTCCGCAGGTGTACAAAACGAGAACATAATGGACGAAGTGCCTGTGAAAGACAGGCTTCCCGCGAAAACCCCAAATATATGGCTTGCCAGCGATAATTGCCCGCAACCCGGCGCGCACTTAATACCCGGCTCGCCCGCCGAATCTGATCGTAAGAAAACCATCAAGCGGCTTGAGCGCAATGCTCGGAAGGAAGCGCGAAGGAAGCGCGCATGAAAAAGCCGGCGAAAGTAACCAAGGGCCGATCTAGAGGCGGGAGCACGACCCCTAGACCGGGTATTGCGGATATATCCCCTTGCGACAAGTAAGCCGATTCGTGTTAAAAAAAACTCCCTGTTTTCATTCGGGGAGAAGATCACGATGGCCACCGAAATAAAGCCGATCTCGGACGAGGAGAACCTGCGAGAAAGAGCCGACCAAAAACTCGAACATCGGTGCAGGCTGGCGGCGCAAATTATGCCGGTACTCAAATTCATGGCGGGTTTTTCTTTAGGAGTGAGAGATGGAAACGATTGCGACAGCCGTAGTCGTTTTTGTCGGCTGCTTGATTTTATTTTGGCCGATTTGGCTTCCGATTTTTATTTATGGCTATGGGCGCTGGTGGTGCCGATGACTCCGATAATCTCTCCCCCGCATTCTACCAATGTCAAAACCCCAACCCCTCGATAATCTAATCGAGCTGGAAGAAGACGAAGACGAACACATTGCCGAGCTATCGGAGAACGACCTTTATCGCCTTCTGATGGGCTGTGGATTTTTAGTAGTCCCCGTTATTCCGGAAGACGAGCGGCAGAACGCTCCGACGAGCGAGAAATTTCATTAATTCAACGAAATAGGACTGCCAGCAATGCCTTTCAAAAAGGGGCAGAGCGGAAATCCGCGCGGCCGTGCGGTCGAGAAGCCTTTCCGCGATGCCTTGAGAATGGAGCTAGCTGCTGCGGGCGGCGACCACAAAACGCTCCGGCGAATCGCCAGAGCTCTCATTGAGACAGCGTCCCGCCCAGGGAAGGACAGCGTGCCGGCGCAGCGTGAAATAGCCGACCGACTGGATGGAAAAGTGCCACAGGCTATCGCCATGGACGAGGAGTCCGGCCCGCTTCGCATGGTCGTTTCGTGGAAGAAATCGAAGTAGAGCTCGAATATTCGCCCCGCAAGCAGTTCGAGCCTTATCACGAAAGGGATACAAGATGGGCGGTTATTGTCGCCCACCGCCGGGCGGGGAAGACCGTCGCCTGCATCAACGACATCATCAAGCGGGCCATCGAATGCACCGAACCACACGCCCGGTATGCCTACGTTGCGCCGTTTCTCGCGCAGGCCAAGGAAGTCGCGTGGGATTATCTGAGGCGGTTTGCTGAACCGCTAATCGAGGACAAGAACGAGGCCGAGCTTTGGGTGCAGCTCATCAATGGCGCGCGCATTCGCATTCATGGCGCGGACAACCCGGATAGGCTTAGGGGCGCTTATCTCGATGGCGTGGTTCTCGACGAATACGCCGACATGCGCCCCTCCGTATGGGGCGAGGTTATCAGGCCCATGCTTGCCGATCGCCATGGGTGGGCCACGTTCATTGGTACACCGAAGGGCAGAAACGAGTTTTTTAAAATCTGGGATGCTGCGCAGACCAACAAACGATGGTATGCGGTTTGTCTGCGCGCCTCTCAAACCGGAATCCTGGCAAAACAGGAGTTGGACGAAGCGAGGGCGGATATGACGCCCGAACAATACGATCAGGAATTTGAGTGTTCGTTCGATGCGGCGATTCTCGGAGCCTACTATGGCAAGGAGATCGCTGAGGCAGACCGCGCCGGCAGAATTACCGACGTGCCCATTGAGCCATCCATTGACATACAAACGGCATGGGACTTGGGCAAGGGCGCGAACATGGCGGTTTGGTGCTTTCAGGTCGTCAGCCGGAACGAGATCAGAATTGTCGATCATGTCGAGGGTCAGCACTCCGACGGCATTCCGCAGCTAGTATCGAAGCTGAAAGCCAAGGGCTACCGATACGGGGACGATTGGGTGCCGCACGACGCGAAGGTTCCTGAGATAGGAACCGGCAAGACACGCGTGGAGACACTGGTCGCGCTCGGGCGCAAGCCACGCGTTGTCCCCAATCACAAGGTGGATGACGGCATCAACGCAGTCCGGCTGGCGCTGGCGCATTGTTGGTTTGAAAAGACGCGGTGTGCCGACGGAATCGAGGCGTTGCGGCAATATCGCTCGGAGTTCGACGAGAAGACCAAGACATTCCGTAATATTCCCCGGCACGATTGGTCGTCTCATAGCGCGGATGCGTTCAGATATTTGTGCATGGCCTACCGGGAGATCGTCGGGGAAGACCCGAAGAAAGACCCGATACAGGAAATGCTGAAACCAAAGACATTCAAGCAGATGATGGACGAGTTCGAGCTCGAAGGATTAGAAGATTGAGCCAACAGGGATTGCGCCAGCAGGTGTGCAGAACAAGCACAGGCAAGCCGCTCGATTACAACGGTGACTTCATGGCCGAGTTCGACAAGGAGGGCATCGCGGGCTCGAATTTCAACGCTCGCTTGCTTAACTGGATCAATACCCAGCTCGGAACGACCCACAACAATCTCCCGGCCGCTCAAGCTGCATTCGCCGCGGCCAATAGCTCCACGAACTTCTCCGCCGTTGGCACATTCACGCTCGCTCCCTAATGGCAGACGATCAGGAATTGGAAACTCGCGAAGAGGCGCAGGCCGTAGGCGGGGAGGCCCGCTATTGGCAAATCCAGCTTCAACTCGCGGAAGAAGACCAGCGGGAATGGCTCAAGGACGGCGATGCCGTTGTCTGCCGTTATAAAAACGAAAGGGACAGAGCCGCGAAAGCGAACAGCCGTCGTTTCGCGATGCTATATTCCAATACGGAGACATTGAAGGCGGCGATCTATGCGAAGCAGGCAAAGCCAGACGTTCGCAGGCGCTATGCCGATCAAGACCCAATTGGAAAGCAGGTCGCGGAGATTATCGAGCGGGCGCTAATCGAATGCTCCGACGATTATGCTTCGGGCGAAGATGCCGACAGCGCCATTGAGAGCGCGATCGAGGATTATCTCCTTCCGGGCCGTGGCGTGGTCAGGATCAAATACGAGGCCGTTACCGCGGGGCCAGAAGACCAGCAGATCATCGCCGACCAGAACGTTGTCGAGGAATATGTTTACTGGAAGGATTTTCGGCACGAGCCCGCGCAGAAGTGGAATAAGGTCACTTGGGTCGCTTTCCGCCATAAGATGGGACGGCAGGCCCTCGTCGAAAACTTCGGAGATATTGGCCGTCAAGCTCCACTGAACTGGTCGCCCGATACGGGGCATAAGAAAGTAGAGGATTCTCTCAAACGCGCCGAGGTTTGGGAGATATGGGACAAGGAAACCAAGACCCGCGTTTGGATTGTAAACGGGTTTGACAAGGTTCTCAGAAAGGACGCCGACCCGTACCGATTGCAGAGGTTCTTTCCGGTCGCAAAGCCGCTGCTTGCGGTCACCACTAACGACACGCTAATCCCCACGCCCGAATTTCACATTTATAAGGATCAGGCTGATTCGCTTGACGAGATCGAAAATCGCATTGATCGCCTGACAAGGGCGTTGCGCCGCCGCGGCGTATACGATGCGACGGTCAAAGAGCTAAAACGGCTTGCGAAGGCGGCTGATAACGAATTCATTCCGGTACAGAACTACTCGGAGCTTGCGCAGAAAGGCGGCCTCTCCAAAGCATTCGAGGCCGAGGATATTTCCACGCTGGCCAAGGTGCTGGCTGAGCTGCACCAGCAGCGAGATTTGCGCGTGCAGACGATTTATGAAGTCACCGGCATTTCCGATATTTTGCGCGGGTCTTCCAATCCGAGCGAAACCGCAACCGCCCAGCAGATCAAGGCGCAGTTCGGCGGCGCTCGTTTGAAGAAGCGCCAGGATAAAGTTCAGAAGTGGATTCGCGATACGCTTCGCATTAAGGCGGAGATTATTGCCGAGCATTTCGAGCCGCAGAAATTGGAGGCCATAACCGGCATTCCTATTCCAATGGTGCCGGAGCCGCCGCAACCCGGCCAGCCATCGCAGCCGCCCGCCGGCGTTGCGATCATGAAAATTCTGCGGGACGACAAGTTACGCTCGTACCGCGTCGATATCGAAACGGATTCGACAGTCTTCGAGGACGCGGAGGCTGAAAAGCGGGCCCGTACGGAGCTTATTCAGGGCGTTACGGAATTTCTCACGGCGGCCGTTCCCTTGGGCGCGCAAATTCCTCCGCTCATGCCGCTTCTGTTTGAAATCCTTGAATTTGGATTGCGCGGTGTGAAGGCCGGGAGAACGCTAGAGGATGCCGTAGAGCAAACCAAGCAAGCTGTATTGCAGATGGCACAACAGCCCAAGCCGCCGACTCCGGAAGAGCAGAAAGCCAGGCTCGAAGCCCAGATGCGGGAACGCGAAATGCAAATGAAGGAGCGCGAGAGCCAGCAGAAACTGCAATTCGAGGCGCAGAAGCATCAGCAGGAAATGGAGCAGGGGCAGCAGAAATTCGCGCAAGACCTCGTACTGGCAAAAACGAAGTCAGAAGAGTCGATCAAGATGCAGCGCGAGAAGGCGAAGTCAGCATCAATCAGCGGCGGAAAATCATCCTCAATCAGCGGAGGGAAGTCTGCCGCGCTCGCACCCGTTCAGGACAATTCGGAAGTTGTCGAGGCAATTGAGCAGAACGGTGCGTTGATGGCGCAGGCCATGCAGATGCTTGCACAGTCCATGAATCAATTAGCGCGGGCGCACGCTGCCCCGATGAATGTCATTCGTGACGCAAGCGGCCAGATTGTCGGCGCGCAAAAAGCAACAGTTCAATAGGATAGAGGATGACAGTGCAATTTTCGGTCAGCGTGCGAAATGCACGGCTGGACGCGATAGAAACCGCTATTGGAACGAGCGCGGTATTGAAAATCCGCACCGGCTCACCGCCGGCCAATTGCGCTGCGGCGGATAGCGGTTCGGTTTTGGTTTCCTATTCGCTTGCAAGCGATTGGGCTTCGGCCGCCTCATCCGGTTCGAAATCACTGAGTTCAACCCCTATCAGCGGTACGGCATCCGGCTCCGGCACGGCGGGGCATTACCGGATTTATGCCTCCGATGGCACGACCTGCCATGAGCAGGGGACGATCACGTCAACGGGCGGTGGCGGGGATATGACGATCGACAATACGACAATTGTCTCCGGGCAAACCGTAAATATCACATCGAAAACACTGACGGACGGCAACGCCTAGTTCATGGCCGATAAAGCTGCCGCGAATCTCGTTCACCAGACGACGACGGGAACGGGAACGGGAAACCTTACGCTCAGTACGGTCAATGGGAAGCAATCGTTTGCGGCCGCATTCGGGACGGGCGCGACGACCAATGTATTCATTTACTTCATCTCGAACCGGGATGCGGCGGAGTGGGAGCGGGGCATTGGGCATATGTCCGATGCTACGACGCTGGTTCGCGATACTGTAGAAGAGAGTTCGAACGCGAATGCTGCGGTCAATTTCTCCGCCGGCACAAAGGACGTAACGAACGACATCCCGGCGGCTTCTCAGGTTCAAATAGACCTGACGCAGACGCTGACCAACAAGACGCTGACTTCGCCCACGCTGACCTCGCCAATATTGGGAACACCCGCCTCTGGAACGCTGACCAACTGCACCGGGCTTCCGGTAACGGGCATCGACATCCATGGCGGGACGCAGCTTACGGCCCCCGCGGTTGATGACGAGGTTGCGACTTACGATTTAAGCGCGACCGCAAACCGGCGGATTGCGTGGCAGGATGTCTGGAAGGTTATTAACTCGTTCACGGAGGATACCGCGCCGGACGGTGCGGCGGATTTTGTCGCGAGCTACGATGCGAGCGCGAGCGGAGTCAAGAAGGTCAAGCCCAATACGATCCTTGGGCTGGTCAATGGACTGACCGAAGACACAACGCCGGATACGGCAAACGACTTCGCGCTGACTTACGACGCCTCCGCGTCCGCGCCGAAAAAGGTCAAGCTGAACAAGTTCGGGGGTGGCGGCGGGTCACTTGTGTGGATTTCCACGGGTACGGCGAGCTCGTCGGCGACATTGGATTTCACCGGCCTCGACACCACGACCTACAAGACGTTCTTGCTGGTGTTCCGCAACGTCGTTCCAGCGACTACTGCCGCAAACCTATTTGTGCGGGTCGGGACGGGAGCGACGCCGACGTGGCAGGCCACGAATTATAACAACGCCGATGGCGGCTCAACCACGGCCATTATTGCGGAAGTCGGATCGGGCGCGTCTGCCGCGAGCATCACCAACACGGCGAATATCGGCTTTAGCGGAGAGCTTTCTATCAGCAATCTCGCCAGCGGCTCTGCATTCAAGCAGGCGCACGGCAGAGGCACGTATAACGCTAACCCCGCCATTTTCTCCGGCTACTGGAACACGGCGACGGCGGTGACCGGATTGCGGGTGATGTTTTCTTCCGGGAATATTTCGACGGGTGATGTCGATTTGTACGGATGGAAAGTAAGCTAATGCTCACCAAGATTGTAAACGGCAAACAGGAGATTTGCAGCGCGGAAGAGGAGGCTGCTATTCGCGCGGAATGGGCTGCGAACGACCCGGCATTGAAGCCGCCCGCGAAGGAGGTCACGCTATCCGATCTGCAAGCCAGAGTGGAGAAACTGGAGGCGGCTACTAAAGCGAACGCCAAATGATCGGCGGTTATATCGGCACGCCGATAGGCGGCGTTGTTAATACAGGACTTGCAACCCTCAGCATAACCGGCAGCGTCACCCTCGACAACGCCACAAATTCGGGAGCTTTTGCAAATGTAGAGAGCCTCACGGGCTCTCAAACGCTCGCCAGCGTATCGCAATCGGCGGCGGCTGCGGCCATCGCCAAAGCGGATTCCAGCGTTACTCTGGCGAACGCGACAGATGCGGGAACGATTGCTGCCATTGCAGCGGCAAGCTCTACCAATACGCTTGATGCCGCGACAAACTCCGGCTCGTTCTCGAATGTCGAGAGCGTTACGGAAGGCGTTACGCTGGAGAATGCCACCGGCTCCGGCACGCTTGCAAATATCATCGCACTCCGTGCCGATTCGATCCTGCTCCCCACCACGAGCACGGGTCACATCGAGCAATTCTCCGGCGCGGGGGATGTCGGGCAATACGAGCCTGCACCAAGGCGTGTAAGAAGCCCGAAAAGCCGCAAGCAGGAACTCCACGAACTGCAACGCGCGTTGCGGGCGCTGGAGGAGCGCCTTCATGCGGAACGCGAAGCCGCGCTCGTCAGCGGAAATATCGCGCAGCGTGAATACGCAAAAATACTGGAACGGGAGCGAACGGCCCGCGCGCAACAGCAAGCAGGTCTTCTCGCCAAGGCGAGGGACGATGAGGATGCAATCGCGCTTCTGATGATGGTGAATTAAATGCCAACCTATGTTCTCAGGAATGGAGAATTTGTCGAAAAGTCGAAAGCGCCGCCGCCGGAGACCAAATCCGTTCATGTAATTTCTGACGTGCAGCCCTTCATTTCGCCCATAGATCGATCGCTGATTTCCTCCCGCTCGCAAATCCGCGAGCACGAACGCATTCACGGCGTGAAACAGGTCGGAAACGACATTACGCCCCCACACAAGGAGAATTGATGGAAGTGCAAACGGAAGACCTTGTCCCTCAGCCGTCTGCTGAGCCTGATAAGGGAAACCTGGACTCGATTATCTCGGATGCGATTAAGGACGTAGAGGCGAAAAACGCGCCTCAAGCCGATAAATCGAGCGAAGCACCCGAAACCAATAACGACGGACGCACCCGCGACGAGAGGGGGCGTTTCGTCGCCAAAGATTCCGCACCCGCCAAGCCCTCCGATAAGGAGCCAGCGAAGCCGGATGCAAAAACCGCCGAACCAGCCAAGGCAGAGCCTGTTCAAGCCGAACAGCCCCTCGAAGCCCCGGCAAGATGGTCTGAGGCGGACAAGGCGGCCTTTTCCGGGTGGCCGCGGGATGTGCAGCAAGCCGTCCTGCAACGCTACAAGGATATGGAAGCCGATTACACACGGAAGACGCAAGAGATCGCTGAGACGCGGAAAGCCTATGAGCCCGTGCATCAGGAGCTCGGAAAGTGGAGCCAGTATCTTCAACGGTTGGGATTGAGGCCGGAGCAGGCCATCAATCAGATGCTGACTGTCGAATATAACCTCCGAAACGGGACTCCGGAGCAGAAGCAGCAGGCGCTCGCCTATCTCGCAGAGCTGTATCAAGCGAGCCTTCCGGCACAGAACAGCGCAGACCCGAACGCCCCTCAACCGGCGGTCGATCCGCGCATCCCTCAACTGAGCCGGCAAGTCGCCGAACTCACGCAACGACTGAGCGAAATCCAGACCAAAGCCACGCAGGACGAACGAGCGCGAGCGGAGGCGGAATTCAACGCACTCGCCCAGATCAAGGATCAAAACGGACAGCCAAAGTACCCTCATTTCGAGAAGGTCAGGCAATCCATGATCCAACTGGTCGCAACCGGGCAAGCTCCCGATTGGGACGCGGCTTATTCCAAGGCCATTCGTCTTGATGACGAACTCTACAAACAGACCGTAGAGGCGGAACGCCAGCGCGTTCTGGAAGAGCAGGAAAAAGCCCGCGCCGAAGCAATCGAGAAAGCGAAGAAGGCCGCCCCCGTGAAAACCTCGTCGGCCATGCCGAAGGGCAGCGCCGCAGCGACGGATTTGGATTCGATCATTGCCGGGGCGATGAGCAAGGCGGGATTCTGACCGGCTCCAATCAGGAGCTAGCCTTTAATGGCATCCCCTAACTCGTCCTTTACGGACATCGTAACGACCAGCTTGCAGGGCTATTCCGGCACGCTGGCCGACAACATTACCAAACACAACGCTCTTCTGACCAAAATCAATCAGAAGGGCAACAAAGACCCGGCGACCGGCCGCACCATCGTGCAGGAGCTGGAATACGCCGAGAACTCGACCGTGCAATGGTACAGCGGGGCCGAGATTCTCGACGTGTCCGCCTCCGAGACGTTCACGGCGGCCGAATTCAATTACAAGCAGCTCGCCGGCAACGTCGTCATCAACGGTCTGGAGCAGATTCAGAACTCCGGCCCCGAAGCGGTTCACCGTCTCATCAAGTCGCGCATTCGCAACCTTGAGAAGTCGCTCAAGAACGCGGTTGCGACGGCGCTATATGCGAACGGAACCGGCAATGACGGAAAGGAAATCGGCGGCCTTAAGCTGCTTGTTTCCGATGACGGCACCGGCACCGTGGGCGGCATCGACGCGGGAACGTATACCTGGTGGAAAAACCGGTTCTACGACTTCTCGTCCAATTCGGTGACGCCCTCCGCTACCACGATTCAGGCGGCCATGAATAATCAATGGCTCGCCACGGTTCGCGGCGCGGATAAGGTTGATCTCATTCCGGCGGACTCGATCTACTACACCTACTACTGGTCGAGCTTGCAGGCGAACCAGAGGTTCACCGACGACAAGATGGCGCAGGCGGGCTTCATGAACATCATGTTCATGTCGGCCCCGGTCGTCTACGACGATCAGTGCCCTGCGTCTCACATGTATTTCCTCAACACGGACTATATTTTCTTGCGCCCCGCAAAGGGACGCGAGTTTGTCCCGTTGGGCGAAAAGTCTTCCATCAACCAGGATGCTCTGGTGATGCCGGTTGTCTGGGCGGGCAATATGACCACCAACAACCGCTCCCTCCAGGGCGTCATTGTGGCTTAAGGAGATACGCACATGACTTGGCGCATTACTTCTCACATTGCCGGGTTGCAGCGTATCACCGATACGAGCACCACGCAGAACCATCCTCTCGGCACGATCGTGACCGCGAAAGATGGTACCTTCGGCAGCGGCGAGTTCATTTACCTCAAGGGTATCGGCTCAACTGTCGTCGGAAGCATCGTCAATTATGACGATTCGTTCACCACGGCTCTCGACACAACGGCTGTTTCCGGGCCCGCGCGCCCGCTTGCCGTCGCAATGTCGGCGAACGTCGCCAATCAGTACGGCTGGTATCAAATCTCCGGCCTTGCCACGGTGGCGAAGGCGAACTCCGTCTCGTTCGCGAAGGGTGCCGGCCTCGGTGCCGGTTCCGGCCTTGCGGTTGCGGTTGCGACTGGCTCCGTCATCAACGGTGCCACGGTTGCGGCTGTCGCCTCAGCGAAGTCGGACGTGACGAGCGTGAAAGTCGCGATCAACCGTCCGCACGATCCGTCGGACGTTTCTTAAACGATGGGGGCGGGCTTCGGCTCGCCCCTTTCTTTTCTTGGGAGAGTTCATGACGGCCCCGCGCACCGAGATTGTGCACAAAAAAATCTACAATCCCGGCACGAGCGGCCCGCTTGTCATTCCCATTCTCGTTTTACACAATACCCCGGAGGGGGATTTACTTCGCAATATTCGCGTCAATTCCGCTCGCGATCTGCCGTGGGTGGGGGAGCGCCCCGTGCACGACAAGGCGGCGATTCTTGTCGGTGGCGGCGCATCGGTCAATCGCTGTCTCGAAGATATTCATTGGCTGAAACATCGCGGCGGGATCGTTTACGCGATGAACGCCGCCTCGCAATGGCTGCGCGGAAACGGAATCGAACCTGATTATCAGGTAATTGCCGACGCGAAGCCGGAAACTGCTACGCTGGTCGATCCGAGAACAAGGGGGCATTTATTCGCGTCGCAGGTCAATCCCACGACATTCGATGCCGCAAAAAACCCCGTGCTTTGGCATTTGGGAGACGAAAGAATCGAAGCCGAGTTTCCCGAAAAGCGCAGGAAACGCGGCGGCTATTCTTTGATCGGGGGCGGGGCTTCCGTCGGGAATTCGGCGATGTGCCTTGCTTATGTATTGGGCCATCGCGAGTTGCACATTTTCGGTTTCGATAGCTGCCACTGGAACGGCGAAAGCCACGCCTACCCGCAACCGATGAATCGATTTATCCCGACCATCGAAGTGGAGTGGGCGGGAAGGGAATTCACGTCCTCGGTCGCCATGAAGGCGCAGGCCGAAAAGTTTCAGATTACGGCGCAGATGCTGAAAGCAGGGGGCTGCAAGATCGAAGTCTATGGCGACGGTCTATTACAGCACATGTATCGCACGCCGCCCACACTGCTTACCGAGCGCGACAGATACCGGGTGCTTTGGCAATCGGACAGCTATCGCGAGGTATCGCCCGGCGAGTTCCTGGTGGGGGATTTCGAGAAGTTCGCAAAAAAACCGGGGCCTGTTATCGACTTCGGTTGCGGCACCGGAAGGGCCGCGCTCCGCCTGAGAGAATCTGGGTATTCGGTTATTTGCGTCGATTTTGCCGACAACTGCCGCGACGACGAGGCGCTGTCGCTGCCGTTTCTCGAATGGGATTTATCGAAACCGTGCCCGTTGCGCGCGCCTTACGGCTTCTGCACGGATGTCATGGAGCATATCCCGCCCAATGCTATTGATGCGGTTATTCAGAACATTGTTGAGGCGGCAGTGGAAACGTTCTTTCAGATTTCGACCGTCCCCGACAGTTTCGGCCCGCTCGTCGGCGGCCCGCTTCACCTTACGGTCAGAAGCCATGCGTGGTGGAAGGAAAAATTCAAGAGCCTCGGGCTCGAAATTCTAACGGAAGAAAACCGGGGGGACGCCTCGGTATTCATGGTGAGGAGAGCCGCATGACGGAAGCTGCCGATATGAAATTTACGGAAACCAGCACGAATGCCCGCTCCAATTTAAGGGCGGAGTTCTATCGCGAAGGGAAATCCGATTACATATCAATCAGCATCGTCGGTGACCCGAATGTTTACAGGGGAAAGGTAACGCCGGGGGATATCGTTCGCTTTCCGCGGGAATGGGAAGCCTATCAGAAGGGCCGCCCCGCCGACGAGGAAATCAACGGAACGCCGATTACGGATGTTCCTGGGATTACGAAGCAGCTGGCGGCGCAATACAAGACGCATGGCGTTCGCACTGCCGAGGAGCTTGCGGCGCTAAATGACATGGCTTGCTCCCGGATCGGGCTTGGCGCGATTACACACCGGAAGGCGGCGCAAAATCTCATCCGCGCCAAACAGGCGGATGCGCTGGAAGCAGCCGCCGCTGCCGCGAGGCCGCAGAAGAAAAAGAAAGCCGATAAAGCTGCATGAGCCTGCTTACGATTATCCAAGACGCGGCTACTGAATTAAAGCTCGTCAAGCCGGCCACGGTGATCGGATCGACAGACCCGAACGCGCCACAATTGCTTGCCCTCGCCAACAAGGAGGGGAAGGAACTCGCGCGGCGTTTCGACTGGCAGGCGCTGACGAAAGAAGCGACGTTCGCAACCGTTGCGTCCGAGACGCAAACCACGCTTTCTGCAATCGGAGCATCTGACTTCGATCACATTGTTAACGAGACAATGTGGAACCGGACGCAGAATTGGCGCGTGCTTGGCCCGCTGAATCCCGACGAATGGCAGAGAAAGAAGGCAAGCGCGGCGCAGGCAGCAATCGGAAACTGGTTTCGCATTCGCGGTGATGCGATTTTATTCTATCCGACTCCGGCGGCAGGCGAGAATATTTATTTCGAGTATGTCTCCAGCAAATGGTGTCAGTCGTCCGGCGGAACCGCCCAGTCTTCTTGGGCCGCCGATACCGATACCGCGCTCATTAACGAGGAAATCATTCGCCTTGGGATTATCTGGCGGTTCAGAAAGGCGAAGGGTTTCGATTACGGGGAGGATTTCAGAACTTATGAAGCCGCGCTCGAAAACGAGTTCGGGGCAGATTCGGGAAGTGCCGCCATCGATATGACCGGTGAGCCGGAAATGCTCGGCACCCATTTGCCGGAAGGCTCCTGGAATCTCTAATGCGTCAACCGCTAGCGGCGAATCTGCGGCGGCAAACGCTGGCGCGGGGCGCTTCCGTTCCGGCTCCCGTAGGAGGATGGGATGCGGTCTCTCCACTTGCCGCCATGGATGCGAAGCGTGCGGTCGTTCTCGATAACTGGTTCCCGCAACCGGGATGGGTAGAGCCGCGCAAGGGCGATATTTCGTGGGCTACTGGGATGGGCAGCGATCCCGTCGAAACGCTCATGGTCTATAACGCGCTTGCAGAGGCGGACTCGAAGCTGTTTGCGGTAACGGGCGGGGAAATCTGGGATGCAACGGCCAATGCCGCCGCTACGACGACAGGAGAGGACACATTAACCAATGACCGCTGGCAGTGGGTGAATTTCACCACACCGGGCGGGAAGTTTCTGTGGATTTGCAACGGCGCTGACGCCCCAAGGCATTTCAATGGGTCTGCGTGGGCGCAGCCTTCGATTACCGGAATTAGCGCGTCCGACATCATTAACGTAAACGTGCACAAGAGCCGATTGTGGTTTGTGCTGAACGAAAGCACGACGGCAGCCTACCTCGCGACGAATGCGATTGCTGGGGCGGCGACGACCTTCGAACTTGGTAACGTATTCCGAAAGGGCGGCCATCTCGTCGCAATGGGAACATGGACGCGTGACGGCGGGGCCGGTTCAGACGATTTAGCGGTTTTTATTTCGTCGGAAGGCGAGTGCGCGGTTTATCAGGGCACCGACCCCGACAGTGCCGATACGTGGCAACTTGTCGGCGTGTTTGAATTGGGGCCGCCTATTGGGCGACGATGCTTTACGAAGGTCGGCGGCGACCTCGCCCTCATCAATATCGACGGCGTTCTGCCGCTGTCAAAGGGATTGGGAAGCGATCGGGCGGCTGCGGCAAGAATTGCGATTACGGCAAATATCAATAACGCGATCAACTCCGCCACGAAAAACTGGCGCGGAAATTTCGGGTGGGAGCTTGTCCCCTATCCAAAGGGAACGCGGGCGATTCTCAACGTTCCGCTGCAAGAAGGGGCGTTGCAGCATCAATATGTAATGAACACCCTGACGGGCGCATGGTGCAGGTTCACCGGACAAAATTACAATACAATGGTCGTTTTCAAGGGGGAGATTTACGGCGGCGGCAATGACGGAAAGGTTTATAAATCCGATACCGCTTCGAGCGATCACGGCTCTGCGATTAATTGTATCGGTCAGTGCGCCTATAACTATTTCAAAACGCCGGGGCAACTTAAAAACTTTCTGATGTTGCAGCCGCTTCTCACGACTGATGCAATGTCCCGTCCGGCGCTCGGCATTTCGACGGATTTCAGGGATAACGCAGTTCTCGGAACGCCAACTGCGGCTGAGGAGGCGAGCGCCCTTTGGGATCAAGCGCAATGGGACGTTGACGTTTTCGCCGTCGAAAACCGATCGGTTACGGATTGGGTCAGCGTTACGGGCGAGGGACAATCTGGTTCAATTCACTTCAACGCCCAGACCAATTCGACGGGTACAGTTACGATGCAACTCAACGGCTTCAACCTACTGTTCGAGGTTGGGGAATTTATGTGAGGCTGATTATTCCGGCGGGGCCTCGCGAGAACGAGGCCATCGGAAGTTGGTGTGCGACGAAACTGGGAACGGCGGTTTACCCGCCCTATTTCGCGGTCGGGATTGCAAAAAGTGAGAACGAGCCCTTACGCGGGGCTCTCGTTTTCAATCAATTCAATGGTCATCAAATCGAAATGACGGGCTACGGCCCGCGCGCATTCTCGCATTCGGTTGTGCGAGCCGTGGCTGATTATGTATTCCGCCAGCTCGGCTGCACACGACTCTCCGCGACGACGCGGAGAAGCAATGTCAGGGCCCGGAGGATTCTGGGCCGCCATTTCAAATTCGAGGGTTGTTCGCCGCGCTACTTCGGAAACGAGGACGCGCTGCGTTTTTACATGCTTGCCGAGGATTGCCCTTGGCTGAGGAAAGAAAAAGATGGGATCGACACCGAGGCCGCCTGATCCAATGCAGACGGCGCAAGCGCAAACGCAGATGAACAAGGACACTGCGGTTGCGCAATATGGCCTCAATGCCACGAATCAAATCACGCCCTACGGCAATCTGACATATAAGCAGATCGGAACGTGGGACGATGGCACTCCGAGGTTCGAGGCGACGCAAACACTCTCGCCCGAAGAACAGAACCTCTATAATAATTACACCAAGCTTGCCGGCCAGTTCGGGGCGATTGGAAATAATCAGGCGGCGAACGTCGCAAGCACGCTTTCGCAGCCGTTCAATTTCGATGCGGCGGCGGCGACGAAGCTATCCAATATTCAAGATACGTTTCTAAATCCGCAGTTCGACCGCCAGAGCGCGGCACTGGAAACGAAGCTCGCCAATCAGGGGGTCACGCCTGGTTCTACGGCTTATAACGATGCATTCAAGCAACTGAACTTACAGCAGCAGGATGCGCGTAACTCGAATTATCTTTCGGCCTACGACACGGCATCGCGTCAGGCGCTGGCGGAACGGCAGGAACCGCTCAATGAATTGACCGCGCTTCTATCCGGCTCTCAGGTGCAGAATCCTAATTTTGTGAACACGCCAACTCCCGGCGTTGCGCCCGTTGATTACACCGGCCTCGTGCAGAACCAGTATCAGACGCAAGTAGGAAACCAGAACGCACTCTACGGTGCCCTGGGCGGCATCGGCGGAACGCTTCTCGGGGGCTGGGCGTATGGAGGCGGACTTAAGAATTTGTTCGGAGCTAAATAATGGCTGGCGGCATGTTCACTACGGCTGACTCTTCGGTTCTTCCCGAAGATATTCTGCTCCGTAAGAAATACGCGCAATCGCTGCTTGAGCAGGGCTCGCAATACTCTCCCGTCGGCCATCCACTTGCCGCGGTTGCTCGTGCACTACAAGGTGGGATGGGCGGTTACATTGCAAACCAGGCGAACGAAACGCAGCGGGCCGAACAACAGGCAGCGATGGACGCGCTCATGCGCGCCTATACCGGGCAAGCGGAGATGCCCCCGCAAGTGCCCGATGCAGGAGGGACGGTTTTGCCCCCCGCAGTCCCTACAATTGCATCGAATATTCCGCGCGGGATTCGCAACAACAATCCCCTCAATATCGAGAACGGACAATTCACGCAGTCCCAGCCCGGATATGCTGGGTCGGACGGGCGCTTCGCGCAATTTACCGATGCTGCGGCCGGTACGAATGCCGCAAGCGCGCTGCTCGACAGTTATGCAAGGCGCGGACTGAACACGGTTTCCGGAATTGTGAACCGATGGGCACCGCCCTCCGATAATAACCCCACAAGTAATTATGCGGCGTCTGTCGCGAAGCAAATGGGCGTCGATCCGAACCAGCCGCTCGATATGTCGAATCCGCAAGTGAAGTCCGCGCTTATTTCGGCGATGGCCGGATTCGAGAACGGGCAGAAAATGCCGCCGCAGCAAGTCGCGCAGGCTCTGTCTCCTTCTCCCTCCACGACACAAGCGGCCCCCGTGCAGGGGGGCATTCCGGCGGGTACATTGGGTATTTTGCGCGCCGCTACGAACCCGTGGCTTGGACAGGCCGGGCAAGCGGTTGCAGGAAAGATTCTCGAAAAGCAGCTCACGCCGAAAGACCAGTGGGTTACGGTTACAGGCGCGGACGGCGTTCCCATCCAGATCAATAGGACGACCGGAGAGCAAAAGGCAGCCCCTCGCGATGCCGCGATTGGCGAGGTCGAATATGCCCGCGCGAATTGGCAGAAACTCGGCTTCCCCGACCCGAATTCGCAAGACCCGAAAGCTCAGAATTTCTGGAAAGAATATAATGCGAAACGCCTTGGCGGCGCTGGCGTGAATGTAACGATCGATCAGAGCGCGCCATCCGAATTCGAAAAGACCTATGGCGAGGGCACGGCGAAAATGGCGCTCGCCACGCTTGAAGACGGCACGAAGGCGCAGTCCGATTTGAATAATATTCAACTCACAAAAACACTGCTGCAAAACGTGCAGACCGGCAAACTTGCAAACCCGCAGGCCAGCATAGGTGCCGTCATGCAGGCGTTCGGCGTCGATCCAGCAAGTTTCGGTATCGACCCAAAGCTGCCCGCCACGCAGGAGGCTCTTACATCGCTCGTCAACAATATGACGCTCGGCAAGATCGGTGCCGCAACAGGCGGAATGCCCGCGAACAACTTCTCGGATGCCGACCGCTCGTTCCTGCAACGGATCATGCCGAACCTCGCCAATCGCCCGGAAGCGAACGACATCATTCTGGAAGCGGGGCAGCGCGTCGCGCAGCTTCGTATGGAAAAATCGAGCGCGTGGGCGGACGCCAGAGCCGGAGATTGGGACAAGGCTCCGGGCAAGAAACTTTCCTATGAGGAATTCGACCGCATGTGGCGCAAGGACAGCCGCAATATGAATCTGTTTTCCGATCTTGCCGATAAGGTGAAGGCAATCGGCGGAACACCGCAGCCGAGTGCCGACGGCTGGATCGACATGGGCAACGGCGTTCGCATCAGGCAGAAGCAATAATGCCGACATTCGAGGTTGAAGCCGGGGGCAAGTCTTTCGAGATTGAAGCCCCCGATCAGCAATCGGCGATGGCCGCGCTTGGGAAACTGCCTGGCGCTGTGCCGCAGGGCGAAAAACCCGGAATGTTCATGGATACGATGAAGTCAATTCCCGGCGCTTTTGCGAGGGGGGTCGCGAATCTTCTGGCCGATACGGGGGCCGGGGAGGCCCATCTTTATATGACGCCAGAACAGGCCGCTGCGATGCCCACTCGCGAACAATCTCAGAAGATCATGGAGGATTATGTCACAGGGCCGCTCTATAAGCCGCAGACGGCGGCGGGGCGTATTATCTCGGCTGGCGTGGAAAATTTGGCAAACCCCATAACCTATCTTGGGCCTGGCGGGATGGCCTTGAAGATGGGCGGCGCAGTATTAAGTGGGGCTGCAAGCGAAGCGGCCGGAGAGGCTGCGAAAGGAACGGGTTATGAGGGGCCCGCGAGATTGGCTGGCGGATTGGCGGGCGGCGCGGTTGCCGCCAAAACCCTTACGCCTTCTGCTCGTTCTACTATTCCTACTGTCGAGCAACTGGAAAGCGCGGCTGGGAAGGGTTATGATGCTGCTCGGAATATGGGGCTTGAAGTCAAGCCTTCGGCGGTATCGCGTACGGCGACGGACCTGCAAACCGAACTCAACAAAGACGGCATAAATGCTGTTCTCGCGCCCAAAACCTTCTCGATTCTTTCCGATCTTCAAAGTCCGCCCAAGGGCGCAGTTGCCGCAACCGTTACCGATTTTGAAACCGCCCGCCGCGCTCTCGGTCATGCCGCCAAGGACTTTCAGAATCCTACGGAACGCCTCGCGGCGTCTCGCGCAATCTCGCATATTGACGACTATCTGGCGAATATTCCTGCGAGTGATGTTATGGCCGGTGATGCCGCGAAAGTGGCCGCCGTCCTTTCTGACGCGCGGGGAAACTACGCCGCCGCAAAGCGGGCCTCAGAAGTCTCTGACGCACTCAGCAACGCAGAGCTCACGGCAGCGGCCGCGAATTCCGGGCAGAACATTGCAAATCGGACACGACAAACACTAAGGCCGATCCTCACCAGCGAGAAAAAAGGTAGAGGATTTAACGAGGACGAGCTCGCGCAGGTCGAGCGTGTCGTTACCGGAACGAATGTCGGAAATTCCGCACGCAGGATAGCAAACTATTTAGGTGCGGGCGGTGGTCTCGGGCAGCTTATCGCCTCGTCTATTGGCGGTTCTGCCGGCGCTGTATTGGGCGGCCCAGTTGGCGCAGCCGCTGGCATAACCATCCCCACTGTATTGGGCGCAACCGCAAAGGGCGTTCACAACACGTCCGTCGCCCGGCAAGCCCGCATTCTGGATGAAATGCTCCGCTCCCGCTCGCCCCTTGCAGAGAAAATGCGTGCGGCGACCCCAGACTATTCCCAAGCCCGCGCGGCGGCCATCGCCCGCGCATTACTCACGGCACACTGAGACAATAACACATGGCTAGAAACGGTTCGGGCACCTATACGGTGCCCAATTCATTTACGCCGTCCACAACGATCGATTCTTCGGATGTAAATCAGAACTTCACCGATCTTGGCGACGAAATCACGAACTCCGTCGCCGTAGACGGGCAAAGCGTCATGACGGGCGCGCTGAAGGCGGCGAACGGCGCGGCGGGCACGCCGTCCATCACATTCGGAAGCGACCTTAATA